CGCAAAGTTGTCCGATTTGTCCGCTTTTTTTATTTTATATTTACACTGAAAAAACTATCAAGCAAGGACATCTGACCGTAGGTGTGCTTGCTTTTGGCGTATTTGGAGATGTTTAGACATGGCTGATACACAGACTCAGAACACGAATGAGACTACACAACAGAATACAACTCCTAATGCACAGTCTCCGCTTCTGACTGGTCGCAAGGTCATCTACATCAATCCGATGGACTTGTCTGTGGATGAGAATCTTATCGCTGCGGTGGAACAGACCATGCTTGTCCATGCAGAGAACCGAGATGATATGCGCTATCTCAAGGAGTATGAGAAAGGCAATCAGCCGATTTTCTATCGTGTCAAGGACATAAGGCCAGAGATTAACGTACAGTTGTGTGCCAATTATGCGAAGTTGATTACCGACTTCAAGGTTGGCTACGAATTTGCGTCTCCAATCATGTTCGTGCAGAGAGCCAAGGATGACTTCCGCAAGGCAGACCCGAAACAGGATGACAAACGTGTTGCCATGCTGAACGAGATGCTACTGGAACAGGGCAAGACGAGTAAGGATATAGAACTTGCACATGACTTTAAAACCACAGGGCTGGGTTATATACTTGTTTATCCCAAACTGGAGAAGTCCGATGACATTGCTCCGTTTGACTTGGTTGTGCTGAATCCGCTCAACACATACTGCGTCTACACAAACGATGCCTACAAGAGAAAATGCCTTGCGGTGACATACTCATGGATTCCTGATATGTCGATTGCGAGGATTACGGCATATACATCCGATTGGGTGTACGAACTGCTTGGTGACAAGATCATCAGCAAACAGCCCAACATCATCGGCAGAATCCCGATTGTCGAGTTTAAGAACGATGCAAACCGTATGGCTTGCTTTGAAGCGGTAATTCCGCTTATGGATGCGCTGAACATCACGAACTCAGACCGAGTAAACGATGTTGCTCAGTACGTTCAGGCAATCTTGTGGTTGCACAACTGCGCTATCGACAGTACTCAGAAAAATGAACTGCGGAATGGTGGTTTCATTCAGACTTCCACTACGGCAGACGGCAAAGAGGCAAAGGTTACATACGTCACATCGGCTCTGAATCAAGCCGAGACACAGGCACTTGTGGACTATATGTATGCGCAAATGCTTGAAATTGCCGGAGTACCAGGACGAGACAGTGCATCGGGCGGTAACACAGGAGCGGCTATTCTGCTTTCAAACGGATGGCAGTTGGCTGAAACGATGGCAAAAACGGCTGAGACAGTATTCGCATCTTCCGAGATGGAACTTCTGTAAATCATCATCTCAATCTTCAAGAACACTCCTGATATTCCTGAGGAACTGAAGGAACTGAAGAAGTCAGATGTCATTGTCAAGTTCAGCCGAAACAAGACTTATGACCTTGTGAGCCGCACATCTGCCCTTGCTAATCTCATTAACATCGGCATTGATCCTGGAAAGGCAATTGCCACGGTTGACATTTTCGATGATGCACAACAGACCACAATTGACTCGCTTGAGATGATTAACAAGATTCTTCTTGGCAAAATCTCCAAGAACGATGAAACCAAAATCCAAAGCGGAGACGGCAACGTGGTCGATGGTGTCAAAGGTGCAGATGATGTCAATGCCGAGCAGAATAGAGAGAATACATCAGCAGTATGAGAACCACAGACCTGAGATTTGATGAACTGCATAGCCTGTCTAGGGAGATATACGAAGAGTACTTCGATGTCATGCCCATAAGCCAAGACCAAAAGACGGACAGAGTGCTTATCGCTATGGCACTTGAGGATAGATTCCTTGAGATTCTGTCACTGGCTGAGATAAGGCAGAAACAGGATAAGCCGTGGCTAGGAGAGATAATCGAACTCTTCACATTGGCATTTCTAGCAGTTGCGAATCGCAGAGTTGACGATGACGAGATTCGTGCCAAGGCTGAACGCTTCGGACAGGAAGTAGGGCTTTCGACATTTGCTCATCAGGGCGAGGAATACTTCACATCTGCTGATAGAGCAATCAACATGTCTGCTACTGAGGCAAACGCAATCATGTGCTACGGCGAACTTGCAGATGCTATCAAGCGAGGATGTACCGTGAAAACTTGGAAGACCATTTTGGATGGTCGAGAGAGGGAATGGCATCACGAAGAAAATGGCGTGACCGTCCCAATTACAGAACCTTTTGAGGTCGGTGGAGAACTTATGATGTATCCACTTGATGACTCTTTGGGAGCAAGTGCTGACAACATTGCAAATTGTCGGTGCTGTGCTATATATTCATAAACCGTTCAGAGAAGAACGTTAAAAACGCACTGTAGCAGAGAAGCTACGTAAAATAATTCGCAAAATTTCCAAAAAGTCAGAGAAGACTATAACCGCAAGGAGAATCGTATGGACGAGAATAAGACCAATGTAACCGAAACAACTGGCGTTGAGCCTAAAGCAGATGAGCCAAAGGCTGATACCAAAACTGCCGAGGAAATGTACGCAGAACTTCTCGCCGAGAATAAGCGCATGAAGAAAGCGGTCGATAAGGCTACTGCTGATGCTTCTGACTGGAAAAAGAAATTCTTGGCTACTCAGAGCGAGTCCGAGAAACTGTCGATGGAAAAGGCTGAGAGAGATGCCGCACTCAAGGAAGAACTTGAGGCACTCCGCAAGGAATCCAAGGTCAACAAATTTGCCAAGTCGTTTATGGCCTGTGGATATTCTGAGGAGATGGCTACCAAGGCGGCAGAAGCACAGTATTCCGGCGATACGGATGAACTTTTCAGATTGCAGAAACTTCATTCCGAAAACATGGCAAAGCAGATTCGTGCAGACATTATGAAGTCTATGCCTGTTCCGGCTACTGGCAATGACGATTCCGTACACATCACACAGGAACAGTTCGACAAGATGAGTCTTGCAGAACAGACAGACCTTTACGAGAAGCATCCTTCTGTTTACAAGCAACTTGCCGGATATTGATACACACAACTCCGGCTCTCGACTAGAGAGAGTCGCTGACTCACAAAAATTATGAGAGGTATTTAAAATGGCTACAGTTCCTACTACTACTGGCACATACCTTGCCAACCTTTTCAACCCTCAGGTTGTAGGTGACAGAATTAACAAGAAACTTTGGGATTTCATCCGCTTCGCTCCTCTTGCGGTTCGTGATGACACACTGGTCGGCAGACCAGGCGATACCATTACACTCCCTGTTTATGCAAAGTCCGTAACCGCCGCTCTTGTTCCCGAAGGAACAGACATTCCGATTTCCCAGCTTGGCGAAACCACAGTTCCTGTGCAGATCGCTAAGTACGGTGCTGGCATTCAAATCACAGACGAGGCAGTCCTCAGTGCCTATGGCCGTCCGTTGGACGAGGGCGTAGATCAGATTGCAAGAGCAATCGCTGATGCGGTTGACAATGCTCTGCTCACAAATATGTCAACCAATGCAGACTCCGGAATGACCGTTACCGCTGGTGCGCTGACCGCTGACAAGGTTGCCGATGCGCTTACCCTGTTCGGTGAAGACATCGATGGCGAGAAGGTTCTGCTCGTTAATCCGGCGGCTTATGCTACCATCCGTAAGGCTAATGGTTGGATTCCTGGTACTGACGTAGCGGCTAATCTCATCATGAGAGGCACAGTTGGTATGCTCTATGGTTGCCAGGTTGTTGTTTCCAACAAACTGATTGCGAACAAGGCTGCTTACATCGTTAAGCCTGGTGCGCTTGGCATCTACAACAAGAGAGATGTCTTGGTAGAGAGAGATCGTGATATTATTAACAAGTCCACGGTAGTGACTGCGGACAAATACTTCGCCACTCTGATCCGTGACAAGAGCAAACTGATTAAGCTCCCTGAGGAGTAATTCAGACTGGTCGAATATAGTGGGTAGGCTCTCAGCCGAGGGCTTACCCTTTTAAGGAGTAATTTTTATGGGAATGATGCTCAGACGTAGGGGGATGGACAAGAAGAGCCTTACCACAAAAGAGGTGCTTCACTCTGAACCCGAAACTAAGGCTACTGAGTCCGTTAAGGACGAGAACCCGAAGACCATCAAAAGAGGCAGACCAACCAAATAAATTAAGAGGCACAAATCATGGACGAGCTTAAAACAGAGATAACCACAATTCTCACACAGTATCTCAACGAAGATGCTATGAGTTACGAAGTGATGAGTGTCTTTTCCGAAAGGGCAATGTTGGCATTTAAGGAGTACAGAAACTATCCCGAATCATGGGATGACGAAAGAATCCTTGCTGACATGAATAAGCACAAAAGTTGCATCGCAGACTTGGCATTATATGATTGCATCCAACAGGGCGTGGAATTTCAGTCAATGCACATCGAATCCGGCCTCTACCGAATGTGGAATAACAAGGGCAACATATATACCAATCACCGAGTCGTGCCGTTTGTGACTATTTAAGACGGTTAGCATGACCGTTGACCCTCCACAACGGTTGTAGGGAGTGCCTTTTCGGGGTTGGGCTAGGCACTATTACTTTAGGGGGATATACATGAGGAGTTTAATTAGACAGACTCAAGAGATATGGTTTTCGGTCAAGTCTATGGGCTTCACAGGAATTGACGAGACTTCGACATTTTCCAAGCCGGAGATGCACAGATTCACCGTTTCCGCTACTGGCAGTACGCCGGAAGATTATGCGGCTGGTATTGTGCCGGGCTATGACAGATATATCACTTCTTTTGATCGCAACTTTCAGCCCATTGAAGGTATGCAATGTTGGGTAGATGTCACTCCTGAGTTGAACAATGACGGAACGCTCAAGATGACGAATGACGGTGAGCCTACAGTTCAGCCGGACTACACACTCAAGAGAAAAGTTGATACCAAAATGGGTACGGTTGCAAGATACCTTATCAAGAAGAACGGTGACGAGGTAGGAAGTTATGAAAGTGGCAATTAACGCTCTTTCAGCCGATTCGTTGCTGAAAGCGGCAAAGAAAATCAGAGCCTACGAGAACAAAGTGCTTGCTAATAACCGAGAGTTCCTTAAAGACCTTGCTCTTGAGGGAATCATGGAAGCTGATGCAAGCCTTCAAGACGTAGCAAGTGACTATACGCCGCCTAACCTGTCTACTCACAGCCCTCATGTTATGAATGGTGAGAAGAAAGGTGATATGTCGGTCACATTACGACTGCAAGGATAACAAGCAGTATTTGTTGAGTTTGGTGCTGGCGTGTACTACAACGGTGCGGCTGGTTCATCCCCTCATCCCTATGGCGTTGAACTAGGCTACACAATCGGTGATTACGGTTGGGGCTTCGGACAATTCGATGAATGGGGATACACCGATGCTAACGGCAAGTACAGACTCACACATGGTACTCCGGC